AATATTACTCTTTTCTGACGGAACGATACTCGACGCTGATGAGCTAGAAGACCCAGATATGGCATTAATCTTGCAAGCATACGGGCTTCAAGAAAAAGACCGCCGCACAGTCAAAAGTCACAAAGTAACGCAATACATCATGTCGGGCGCTGAAACGCTTGAAACGAATGAATGGGCTGGTAAATATATTCCAATTATCCCGGTGTGGGGTGATGAGGTAATCATCGAAGGTAAAAAATATTACCTAAGCGCAATTCATAATTCAAAAGACGCGCAGAGAAATTACAATTTCTGGCGGTCAGTATCAACTGAATCTGTTAGCGATAACTCCAAAACTCCGTATATTGGGGAAGAGGGATCATTTATTGACCCGCATAAGTGGGCAAGCTCAAATCGTGTTAAATACGCTAATTTGGAGTATAAAAAAGGCTCTCCACCGCCGCAGAAACAACCTTATGCTGGCATCCCTTCAGGAGCGATACAGGAAGCACTGAATTCCGCTGACGATATAAAAGCCACAATGGGTATGTACGATGCGTCACTTGGTGCGCAAGGCAATGAAACATCGGGCCGAGCAATTATGGCAAGGCAGCGCGAGGGGGATGTAAGCACATTCCACTTTATCGACAATATGTCACGTTCAATCCGTCATCTCGGGAAGATTGTTATCGATTTAATCCCAAAAGTTTACACGGGTGAGCGCATCATTCGCGTGCTGGGGGAAGATGGGAAAGTCCCGCAGAATGTTAAGATTGGACAAGCGCAACAGCAAGAAATGGAAGGCGGTGAGGAAAAAGAGCGCGAAGGATTAAACCTGGCTCGTGTGTACGATCTTTCTGTCGGCCGGTACGACATAGTTGTGGACTCTGGCCCGTCTTTCGCCACAAAACGCCAGGAAGCCGCTACGCAGATGACTGAAATGGTGCGCGCATTCCCGCAATTAATGCAGGTGGCCGGTGATATCTTGGCAAGCAATATGGATTGGCCTGGTGCTGATGAGCTGGCAAAACGCATGAAAACCATGCTTCCACCTCAATTGCAGGAAAAAAATCCAGAGATAATGCAAATGCAGCAGCAAATGCAAACGATGCAGCAGCAAGCGCAAGCCGCTGTGGCTCAATTGCAGAACGAGATTGAGCAGCTTAAGAAAGACAAAGCAATTGATATAGAGAAGCTGAAGATTGATGCATACAGCGCAGAAACTGACCGACTAAAGGCCATGCAAACCGGAATGATGCCGGAACAAGTGCAAGCGCTTGTCATGCAAACAGTGCATAATCTTCTAACGACTCCGGATATAACTCCGGATCAACCAATACAACCGCCTACGGGCGGTTTTTCCCAGCCTGGTGATCAGGTAACCAATGGAGATGTAAATGGATGAAGAAAACCAAACTGAATTGACCAATCAAGATGATCAAGCAATTGATGATCAAGAAGTCGATCAGATTGATACCGGTGAATCTAATGAAGATCAGTCGCAAGACCAAGAGATTCAAGACGACGGAACCGAGGAAATTGAGTTCAACGCGCAGAATTACCGCCTTCCAAAGGATATCGCGGAAGCGGTCAGGGGGATGCAAAAGGACTACACGACCAAGACGCAATCCCTTGCAGAACAGCGCAGAGAGTTTGAATCTCAGGCTCAATTTCAGCAGGAAAACTTCAAAGAGGTAGCGCAGGCAGCGGCATTGGATGAACGTTTAGCTGAATACAATCAAATTAATTGGAATAGTCTCATCGATAACGACCCTGTGTTGGCTCAAAAACTATCGCTACAACGCGATGCGCTCAAGGCGAAAGCCGGTGAGCTGAGGAATTCATTAGCGCAAAAATACCAGAATGGAAAACTCGAAAGACAGCTCGCAGAAGCCAAGTTGATCGAGCAAAGTGAAGCTGAGATTAAGCGCGTTATCAAGGACTGGTCGCCAGAATTGGATGGCAAATTGCAGAAATTCGCTGTTGATCGTTACGGTTTCCCGCGCGATCAAGTCGGTGAGTACAAGAAAGACCCGAAAATAGCAAAACTTCTGCACGATGCATTCATTGGTCAGCAGATCGTCCAAAAGCAGATTAACAAGCCTAAGATTGTGCAAGATGCAAAGCCTGTGTCAACTCTGTCCGGCAACACGTCAAAGTCTAACAAGAGCATTTTTGATCTTGAGGGCGATGATTTCGACAAAGCTAGAGCACGTTTTATAGCATCAAAACGCAATAGAAAATAGTCCTAACGCTGGGAAGCGCTGGGCTTCACTTTAACCATACGCCGCGAGGCGATACGGAGAAATAACAAATGAGTAATTCATTCAAAGTCGTCGATATGGTGACTAAGGAAGCGTTGCGCATTGCGCACGAAAAATTAGCATTCATTGGCACGGTAGATCGTCAATATGACGATTCATTTAAGCAGACCGGAGCGAAACATGGGAACAGTTTGCGCGTTCGGATGCCGAATCAATATAAGCCTCGCAAGGGCGGCAGGGTAATGGATGTTAAAGACCAAAACGAGCAGACCCAAACATTGACCGTTGCTATTCAGGACGGTCAAGATATGCGTTTCAACTCAGCAGAGTTGATTCAGTCGGTTAATAGCGAGGCCGCTTTTGATAATCTTAGCAAAAACTACATTGAGCCTGCCGTATCTTCTCTTTGTTCTGGCATAGAGGCTGATTTCTTGGCGTATGCCACAAAAGCGACATCAAATATTGCAGGCACCGCTGGTTCTGCAATCAATAATCTAGTAACGATAGGGGCTGCAAGAGCAAAGCTGAATCAGGGACTGGCTCCTGGTGATGAACGTTATGTGCAGATGGATTCTGTAACTATGGGCGGGCTTGTTTCCGGTGTTGCATCGTACTTTAACGACTCCAAAGCTGTATCTGAGCAGTATCGCGAGGGTTTTGTTAAGCGCACCGGTATGGCAACGTTTTACGAGAACGAGCGTATTTGGACAATGACCAATGGCGCGGACGTTGCTGGTGAGATTAACGGTGGCACAATTTCAAACGGCATGACGTCAATTACGGTTGATGGTTTCTCTGCTGCACCTGCTGTGGGCGCTGTATTTACGATTGGTTCTGGATCAGGTGAAACTCCGGTATATGACGTGCATCCAGAGACTAAGCAGGTGTATTCAAGCCTGAAGCAATTCACCGTTGTTTCTGCTACTACCACTAGCATAACTTTCACCCCTGCCATTTACTACGATACTGAAGACCCACGGCAGAACGTGTCAGGAACTCCCGCCGATAACGCTGATATTGTTTTTGTTGGTAATGCATCAACCAGCTACGTTCAGCCACTGATGTACCACAAAGAGGCATTCCAGTTTATCACTGCTGATTTGCCCCTGATGGATGACGCTCATAAATGCGTTAGACGCGTAAAAGACGGCTTATCGCTGCGCGTATGGATGGCATCAGATATCCGCAACGATGAATTGCTGATGCGGATGGATATCTTGTACGGCATGGCAGCTTTGCGCCCAGCATGGGCTTGCAGATTAATCGGATCGGCTAACTAAGGGGGTGGAAAATGGTAGCTATACCTAGCACTTTGGAAGTTGTAACTTATGGCGGCTCTGACGGGTCAATTCAAAAAGGCGCTCATCAGCAAATCATTGATGGCGTTGGCGCAACCAGAACATTATTAGCAAAAGAATCTGGTGCTCTTGTTTTGAGAGACAGAACAACGGGAAATGTAATAACCCTACCTGCTCCTGTTGCTGGAATGCAATTCGAGTTTGCAACAACCGTTTCAGTTGTCGCGTCTGACACATATAAGATTGTCACAAATTCAGCATCAGTTTTCTTGCTGGGTGCAATTTTTGGTTACACGACAGATGCCACTGAAATTGATGGATTTACGGCCGATGGTTCGACCATCGTCGCTGTGACATGCAACGGAAGCACGACCGGCGGAGTTATTGGAGATTACTTAAGATTCAAGGCCATAAGCTCTACCCAATGGCTTGTATCCGGGCATATCTTCTGTGGCACTGCTACTCCTGCTACGCCTTTCGCTACATCGTAATAAATCAAATTCCCCGCTTCGGCGGGGATCAACCACATGATAAGAATATTCCATCCTAAACACGGTTATTTGCTGGTTACTGACGAAGCAGAGAAGAATAGCTTGTTAGAAACTGGCGGATACATTTCAGAGAATTTAGAGCATGAAAAGCAAACAGAAAAACAACCCATACAATCGCGGCAAGACGAAGAAGTAATTGAACCTGTAACTAGACGCGGAAGAAGGCCAAGAAATGGCAATATCAACGTACGCTGAATTGCAAACGGCCGTAGCAAGCTGGTTGCATCGTGATGTAAGTCAGATCACGGACTTCATAACGCTTGCAGAAAAGCGCATTAATTCGCTACTTGACTCTCGCATCGCTGAAGTTGATCAAACTTTAACTGCAACCATTTCAAGCCGGTATATAGCACTACCGTCTGGCTATATGCGGTCGCTTGGTTTGTGGCTTACAACTTACGACCCGCGCAAAGAGGTACGTTACGAGATACCGGAAAATATGCGGGTAAGCGCGGCTACCGGTCAGCCTTTCTATTACACCATAGACGGCTCTAATATCGCGTTTGATTGCCCGGCTGATCAAGCATACACCTACACGCTGCGGTATAAGAAGGGCTACGACATAGCCAGCACCTCGACCAATGACATATTAACCAATTACCCATCTCTTTATCTCTACGGCGCGCTGGCTGATTCCTGCATGCTGACTAGAGAAGATCCGGCAACATTTGAGCAAAGATTCCAGGTAGCACTTGAAGAAGCTTTGCGTACAGAATCAAAAAACAAAGCGCACGCAACCATCCAAAGCGATATGGTTTCGCGTGATCGTGTAAATATCATAACCGGCGATTATTAAATGGGATTAGAGACAGGTAGTTATATCGGTGATTTGGTCGTTACGAATCCGACATCCACGGACCCTAAAAGCCAGGGTGATGATCATTTACGGTTAATCAAAACAACTCTTAAAGACAGTCTTACTGGGTTCACTGGCGGGATTATGTGCACCGGCACAGATGGCGGCGCGGCTGATGCTTATACAGTAACGCCGGCACATGCGTTGCCTGGGTATGTGTCACGCTTAACGGTCATTTTCTCACCGACAGCGGATAACGCAACCACAACGCCCACGCTTAACGTATCCGGCCTTGGCGCGGTTACGATCAAACGGATTGATGGTAGCGCTCTTGTGGGCGGAGAGCTTGTCGCTGGATCGGTATACCCTGTTATTTACAGCGGAAGCAATTTTTACCTTCTCGCGCCAACCAAGCAATATATCGATCAGCTGGCATTCAATAGCGCTTTGCCATCGTTAACCGGTAACTCGCTTAAACATTTACGCGTCAATTCTGGTGGAACTGCTGCTGAATATACCGAGATGAAAACCATCAATGGGGCATCTCTTGATGGTTCTGGTGATATTAAAACTGGGCTGGTATTGCTTGCAACTTTAACGCCAACAGCAGCCGCTAACGTTGATTTTCTCAGCACATTCAGTTCAACGTATGACAATTACCTGATTCTAGGCGAAGGATTGAATAACGGTAGCGGGACTGATTCATTGAGGTTTAGGCTGGCGAATGCCGGTGTTGTCGATACCGGATCGAATTATGTTGAATTACTCTCCGGCACAACTACATCAACAACTCTTGTTTCTTCCATAGCCATTAGCGGATCAATTATAAATACAGGCAAGGGATGCAATTTCAAAATTACCCTGAAAGACGCTAATGACGCTACAAACCTTAAAAGCTTCACATTAGATTCAATCGTGCAATCTGATGCTGTGCCTACTTACGGCACAAGGATTAGCACCGACGCATATATAGGCGGGGCGGTGAGCGGATTCCGCCTTTATTGGAACGGCGGGGCAAACTTCGCAGCACAAGGTAAAGTGCGCGTTTACGGATATCAAAACTCATGACGATAAAAGTATGTTACTGGGATTCTGAAGCAAAAGAGCAAAAAGAGCGCGATGCTACACCAGAAGAAGTGGCAGAAATTGAAGCTTTGCAAGCTATCGCAGATTCCCCAGCCAAGCAGCAAGAAATCATCAATAAAAAGATTCAGGATTTATGGAATGCGGCTGATGCGTACATTTACCAGTATATTAACGGTGTAGGGCTTTCAATTCTTGCTGCTGGTGTATTTGCTGGGCATCCAAAAGCAAAAGCCGTAGCGGCATGGTCTGACGAGGTTTGGCTTGATTATTATGACCGCAGGTCATTGGTTAGTTCTTTCGGCCCTGTAGATACTGATTACTCAAGTCATGGGCCAATACCTTACGATGTTTTGGAACTGCGCGCAGAGATCGACGCTTTATGGCAATCGTAAGAGTAAAAAATTGCGGCTCTGCTGGTGTTAATAAAGACTTATCGGCGCACGAGTTACCATTAAATGCATGGACAGATGCCAGCAATATCCGCTTTCTTGATGGATACGTTTACCAGTCTTACGGGTATGGCGAGGTATACGACTCTGCGCAGGTTATCCCATATCACATTCTCCCGGTAATAATAGGAAGCGCTCGCTATTGGCTTTATGCGTCATTAACGAAGATTTATGGTGTAACAATAACCGGCGGATCGGCGGTGCACACCAACTTAACGCGCCAGACTACCGGTGTTGATGTTAATTATGCGGCGACGGCAAATAGTTGGACGAGTACGGTGCTTGGTGGCGTTCCAATTCTTAACCCTGGTAACACGACCGATCCACCCCAACAATGGGATTTAAACACGGCCAATAATTTTGCTGCACTGAGTAACTGGCCAGCTAATTTGTACTGTAAGTCATTGCGCGCTTATAAAAACTACCTTGTGGCGCTGAATATTACCGATGGCGGCACGAATTACCCTTATATGGTGCGGTGGTCACATCCTGCTGATCCTGGTTCTGTACCTTCTTCGTGGGATACCACAGACGCGACAAAGGACGCAGGCAAGTTCGATCTATCGGAAGGTTACGACCAGATAGTCGACGGGTTGCAATTACGTGACTCACTGATTGTTTACAAAGAAGCATCAGTATGGAGGCTGGATTTTACCGGCGGTCAGTACGTTTTTAGAGCAAGCAAAGTGCTTGGCACGTCTGGCGCAATGAACCGAAATTGCATTGTCGAGATTGACGGCTATCACGTTGTCTTAACAACCAATGACATCGTGATACACGATGGATTCCAAGCCAATTCAGTGCTGGATAAAGTAACGCGCAGGTGGCTGTTCCAAAATATGGACGTTGATGAGGCTTATCGCAGCTTTGTATTCAAGAATCCATTCTTCAATGAGGTTTATATCTGCTTTGCATCGATTGGTGCTGATTATCCAGATACAGCCATAGTGTTCAATTACAAAGACCGAACAGTAAGCAAGAGAGCAATGCCTAATATTCACCATGCCAATTTTGGGCAGGTGGATAACTCTCTTTATGGTCTGTGGTCTGCTGATTCTGAGCCGTGGGATTCAGATATTTCATTGTGGGACTCTCCAGATCTTGTTCCTAATGCAGCTCGCGTTCTGGTAGGATCTAATGCGCAAAAGCTTTATATGCTGGATTCTAGCGGAAGCTATGCCGGATCCTCTCCTTCTGCATATGTGGAGCGCCGAGGAATATCCTTTGATGCGCCAGAAAAGATAAAGCTGATTAAGGGAATACGGCCAAGGATAACAGGGAATATTGGGCAGACTGTAACGATAGAAGTTGGAAGCCAAGATGATCCATATGCGGAGCCAACTTACACGACTATGACGCATATAATCGGAGAAACGGTGCGCAATAACTGTTTAGTTGCTGGAAGGTATATTTCACTCAAATTCAGTACTGGAAGCGCCTATAACTGGCGCATGGATTCATATGATATTGAAGTTGATACGGTAGGGGAATGGTGATGATTGAATTATCAAAAATGAATGTGGGAGATAGTGTTCCTTTTAGTGAAGGCTACTGGGACGAAACTAAAAGAGATTTATTTTCATTTGTTAGTGAGTTTGCTAATTCTCAGGAGCCGTGATGGCGATTCCAGATAGATAGGGTTGATGGTGAGGCGGCTCATAATTTCACCCCTAACAAGTCTAAGTACACACTTACAAGAATACGATGAGATCGTACAACACAAATTCGATATTTTATCAGCCAGGAACACCGCCTGATGACCCCAAACTGCTTCAAAGGTTCCTGCTTGAAGAATTTATTAAAATTCAAAACACGTTAAATGCTCTTATTGCTGGGCATATAGATATGACTCACGTTGCACCAACAAAACCGCGCAATGGAGATATCAGGCTTGCTGACGGCACAAACTGGAATCCAGGCAGCGGGCAGGGGTTCTATGGCTACTACAATTCAGCATGGAACAAACTTGGTTAGCGTTTTTCTTCTTAATCAGGGTGAAATTCATGCTTTCTGGCAACACATAAAAGATCACTTACAAGGCGCGCTCGATAAATCAAACTGGTCCGAACGCTATCCTATTGAAACGCTATATAGTGATTTGATATCAGGCGAGCATAAATGCTGGATTATTAGCGACTCAACGACAATACAAGGTGTTTCTATAACTCAAGATTTGGAATATCCGCTTGGTAAAAGTGTGATGGTATTTTTGCTGACTGGGGATGGTATGCATCTATGGTACGAGAAGCTTCATGAAAGCCTGGTGAGTTATGCCAAAACAAACGGGATGAAATGGATTGACGCATGCGCTAGGGAAGGCATGGGAAAGAAATACTTGAAGAATATCGGCTACAAAAACAATGCGAATCATTACGTTTTAGAGGTGAAGAATGGGTAAGAGCTTATTTGGATCAAAAACCAAGAGCAAAAATAGCTTCGCGCCGTGGTCAGAGGCGATGCCGTATTTACTTGGGCAGGATGGAACTCCAGGGGTATTTGACAATGCCGCCACCAACTTTGAAAACGGTGGATTTACGCCGGACATGGGTAATGCAGCAGATACGTACCTTTCTATGCTGTCCGATAGAGCGAGCACACCTGCCGATATATTCAAGAGCGCTCTTCCTGGATTCGGCAAAGCAAACAATGCCGGTAATGATCTTATAGATGCCGGTTACACAGTAGCAAGAGGCGCTTTTGACAGCAATTTCAATCCTGTCAAAAATGTAGATAATGCAGGGGCGGTCTTTGCGCCACAAACAAACCTGAACAGCGCAAGAGCATCGCAAGGTGTTCTTGACCCTACAAAGTCATTATTTAAGCTGCTTTCCGGCCAGCCAGACAATCCATACCTGGATAAACAAGCCGGTGCGATAACAGACCAATTGACACAGAATATGATGGGAAACGTATTGCCTGGAATACGATCAGATGCGATTGTGTCCGGTCAATATGGCGGATCTCGGCAAGGATTAGCGGAATCTAAAGCAATATCAAACCTTAACCGCGATATAGCACCTGCTTTGACCAATCTATACGGCGGGGCATACGAAAATGCGCAGAACAGGATGACCAACACAGCAAACGCATTAAATGACCAAGGGTTTATAAACTCAACGGCCAACGCTGACAGAATGTTTGGTGCTAACATGGCCAATGTCACAAACAAAATGAATACGGATCAGTTTAATGCGAATCTAGGACTGAATAACAATGCGCAGGAAATGGCCCAAAACACTACCAATCTGAACAATAGATTGCAGGGCGCAAACTTAGGAACTACGGGATTCAATTTAATGAGCGGATCGCGTGATTCATTGATGAATTTATTAAACGAAGGATCTGGAGCACAAGATAATACTTTTGCTAATTATATGAGTGCGCTTGGTCTTCCGCAGGATATGAATTGGCAAAATCTCAATAATTACGCAAATCTGATTTATCAAGGATCATCACTAGGTGGCACTTCAAAAGGCACACAAACCAGCACACCAGGATTAATTCCATCAATATTGGGAACAGCTGCTGGAGTTGGCGGGCTTGCAAGCGGGTTTAAGAATATGGGCGGAATGTCTGGACTTAAAAGCCTACTTGGTTAAGGAGATAAAATGGCATTTGATCCTACTACATTAGCTTTACTTGGCGCATCAGCCGGATTTCTTGACCCTAACGGAGGAATGATGGCCGGGTTTCAAGGTGGGTTGCAGGGATACCAGTCAGGCATGGCCGCGCAAGACAGGAAAATGCAACAGCAGATGCTTCTGAATAAAATGCAGAAGCAGATGGAGATGGAAAGCACTCTAAAGTCTCTGACATCAGACAGCAGAAACGCTGATCCGATCGCGCTGGGTAATGCAATGCTGCAATCAGGCAATCTTGAATTGATGAAACAAGGTGCAAATCTGCTCAAAACGAAGCAAGCTAAGTCATTTATCAAAGGTCTTGATCAGAACGGAAATCCAACTTATTACACTGGATACAGTACCGGTGAAGTATCGCCCACAGGTGTAACTCCAGCAGAAAAACTAGCATTCCAAAACTTGGGTAATCAGACTGTTGGCGTTGATCCGTTCACTGGTAAGCCAAAAACAAGCTATTCACAAGGAATTTCACCCGGTGAGTCTGCTCGTTTAGCTCAATCAAACAATCAATTTAATCTGTCGCACGGGCTGGCTCTGCAAAAAGCTATGATGGATTACAGTCCAGAGTTCCAAGCTCAAAAAGCCGGTGAAATTGCCGCATCAAAAGCGCAGGCATTGAACAAAGTTCAAGCCAATACCGATCTGCCAAAAGTAATACAACAAGGGGAACAGACAATTGGACTTGTTGATGACTTATTGAATCACCCCGGGTTCAAAGTTTCTGTTGGCAAAACTGCGCCGATTGGTAGCGCTATGTCATTTGTCCCTGGAACAGACGCAGCAAGTTTTGACATCGCCTTAAAACAATTGAAGGGCAAGCAATTTCTGGAAGCATACGAAAGTCTTAAAGGCGGCGGCCAGATTACGCAGATTGAGGGCGAAAAAGCCACTCAAGCCATGTCGAGAATGGAAAAAGCGAATACCGAGCAGGAATTCATCAAAGCATCAAGAGAATTCCAAGACATCATCAGAACCGGTATAAATCGTGCCAAGTCAAAGGCAGGAATTCCCGCAAACCAGTCATTTACTCAACCAGCAAATAACGGATGGTCAGTTCAGGAAATTAAATAATGCCAACATTTGAAATAACATCACCTGACGGCAAGAAATACCGGGTTAATGCACCAGAAGGAGCAACGCAGGAAGACGCTCTTAATCATGTTAGAAACAATCTAAGTACGGCTCCCGCTGCACAGAATACACCCGCAAAGCCGCAATCAAAGGTTGATACGCTATTTGATAACCTGAAAAACTCTTTTGCGGGGGGCGTTGTCCGAGGCGCTCGTGACGTTGTTGACTCTGGCGCGCAGATGCTTACTCGCGGACTTGAGTCGATAGCACCTGCTGGTTCTGATTTTGAAAAGTACATGCAGCAAGAAAGACAGAAAGTTGAGGGAATCAACAACGCTGCCGAACAAGATTACCGCCAAAACTGGCGGCAAGGCCAGGATGTTGGTATAGACGGCGGCAGGATAGCCGGGAATATTGCAGCTTCATTGCCATTGGTTGCTGCGTTACCTGGAGCTTCAGCAACGACACTGCCGGGTAGAATTGGTTATGGCGTAACGACTGGCGCTGCATCTGGTGCATTGCAGCCGGTCGACACATCAAAAAATCCAGACTTTGCCGGGCAAAAGTTCGAGCAAGCTGCCATTGGTGGAGCTGTGGGCGCATTATCCCCATTCATTGCTGATGCCATTGGTAAGGTGGTTTCAGGGCTATCCAGCAAGGCAAGAAGCTTAATAAATCCGGCGCAAGTACAAGACATAAGCCAGAAGGTATCTGCAGAGTTCAATTCACGCGGCATTGATTTTAACCGGCTATCCGACGAGATGAAAAAATCTCTGATGGATGATGTTGGTAACGCACTGAAGGCCGGTAAGAATCTGGATTATGAAGCACTGGCGCGCAAAGCTGATTTTGAATCATTGGGGATGAAGCCGACGCTAGGGCAAGTTACACGCGATCCGATGCAGTTCCAGTTTGAGCAGAATACGCGCGGCATACAAGGAGCTGGAGAAAGTTTGTCGCAGCGGTTCAATGAACAGAACTCGCAATTAATCGACACTCTGAACAAGACTCGTGCAGCATCAGGCGGAAGCAATCTTGATAAATACAATGTTTCACAGAATTTGATTGACCGCCTTAAAGCAATCGATGCCACAAGAAAATCAAACATTGACTCGCTGTACTCAAAAGCAAGAGATACGGTAGGGATTCATACGCCATTAAATCCAGGTAATTTTGCGCAAGGAGTGAATGATGCGCTTGACCAATCAATGCTTGGTGATGCGCTCCCGGCCGGTGTTAGAAAAGCACTGAATCAGATTTCCACCGGTGAAATGCCTTTTACTATCCAAAAAGCGGAGCAAATACGGCAGGCGATTAACGGGCAAATGTCTGCGATACCAGGGCGCGAAAATATGGCGCTTAAGATCGTCAACGACGCATTGCAGAACGAAATTGATAGGGTAGGAAGCACGGCAGGTAAAGAGGCCGGAGAAGCATTCAAAGCTGCGCGATCTGCTGCTGCTGAACGGTTTGGAGCAATAGACAAATCAGCTCCGTTAAAAGCCGCTCTCGCTGATATGGCTCCAGAAGATTTCATGCAAAAGTTCGTATTTGGCAACAAAGCGCGTGACATTTTGGCTCTTCGTTCTGACATTCAATCAGACCCGCAGTTATGGAATGACGTGCGCGGTCAGGTTGTAGATTTCATAAAAAGTAAAGCTTTAAACGGATCTACTGATGAATTCGGGAAATTCAGTCAATCTGCATATAACAAAGCAATTAAGCAGATCGGTGATGCAAAAATGAAAATTCTGTTCAATCCTGATGAAATAGAGCAATTGCAGAGAATAGGCCGCGTTGCTGCTTCAATACAATCTCAGCCTGTCGGATCAGCGGTGAATAACTCTGGAACTTCTCAGGCTGTGGCTAATTTAGCATCCAGATTATCTGGAATGCCGTATTTGCGAGAATTGGCTATTAACCCGGTAAAGAATTTCGTTTTGCAGGGACAAGTAAATTCAGCGCTTAACCCAGGCAATCCATTTACCAAAGCACCGGCCAGCATGTCGCCCGAAATCTCGCGCGCATTGCTGCCTTTCATAGCTGCCAGCAGTTATCCATTCGTCAAGCCACTGCTTGAAAAGTAAATAACCAGGCAATAGTAGTGCTGTTCCAATTGGCACGGCAAAAATCCTAAACGTTTCATAGTCCATTTATTAATGTTATCACATTGATAATTAACCCTGCATGGAGGTTTTATGACTGAATCAGCATCATTCGATGACGGAAAAACGACGTTTATCGATAACACCACAAGCGCAACATATACCTATATTTACAAGTCATTAAACCCAAAAGCATCACAAACAAAGCAGGAATGGCTATGCAAGCGCATAACAAATGCGACCGGCACATCTAGCTTTGCTAATGGCGTAGATAACTTCTTGAAGCAAGAGCTACAGGTTACGATTGCAACAGGATTAACAGCAACTTACGCTGCATAAAGGGAATTAATATGAAATCTTGGATAGATGGTTTTTTTGAGAACTTCGGATGGCTTGGTGTTGCCAGATACAGCAAAGACGGGGGCGGCAATGTAACCGGATTTGTTGATGCTAGTGGTACTGCTGTGCCGCTTATTAACAGCGTCTCGGACTGGACTGCATTGCAAGCCGTACCTAAGGTATCAGGAAATGATGGGCTTACTTTGTTTGTGTCAGGAATGGGGCCGACTGGAATGTTTTGGACGTACCTGCATAGTACAGGGATGTGGCACGTTCCATTTCCTCAGTTATTTTACAATTTGTATTTCGGGTCTATTGCCAGCCCAACTTGTACGATTGGAGATGGTGTGACCCAAGCTACTCTGTTTAATCTCGGCACTACTGTAAAAATTCCAGCAAATATGCTTAGATTTACCAGTACAACTGGAAGTCAAATCCGCGTCTCTGCAGAGATAGCCGGAACGCAAGGTGCAGTACACAGTGGCGCTGTTGGCACAATCTACTTTGGTACTAATGGATCATCTGCTGATAGTTCAATGGCAGCAGGAGTAATAGCTGATGCGGACAAATCAACCTTGCCGATGCAGCCAAGAATTAGGGTTGTGGATACCGGAAGAGTTACTACCACTTATGCAAGCGGTTATTCGTCTGGTAGTTCTGGTGTAGACGGTATTCTAGATAAAACTATAGGCATTGCTATAAGTAGCGATATGTATGTAACCGTTGGCATGGGTGCAAAAGCAACGAATGACATTTACAAGCTATTGATGCTGCAAGTTTGGATTGATGCAATATGACAGCCTATTCTAACGCGCTTGCTCAGTTATTTGCGCCTGCAATTTCAGGGCTCGCAGAACCTGAATTAATTTTTAAAACAAATTTCGGCCCCGGAGTATATCTTGATCCACCGAGTATTAACGGATCATCAGGAAACTGGCCGCATGCTTACGTTTACCTGCGCGGATCGGACAGTTACGGCTATGACATGCAGAGTTCTTTGACTGCCTTTTTCGGTTCTCAAACATCATTTTTTATACAGCAGCTCCCAAACCCAGCGCTAACGGAGTCAGCAAAAGCGGACGCAGAGGCAAAGCTTGATACGTTGATGGAAGCAAAAATACAGGCCACTAAAATCCCGGCTGAGCAATCAGATGCGCGAGAGCTGTATATCAGATTGATTCAGAGGAATAGTGCAAGCCTGCCCATTCAATCTCCTTTACAAGTTCTTCGCCGTAGGGACGACTACGCCACTACAAATGCAATTCCAATCCCAGCGCTTCCAAGTATTGCTTGGAAGTTTAAATGCACTCTCGATACCGGTCTAAATGGATTGCTGTCGGATAACGCCGATTACATGATTCTTTCCGAGTTCAAGTCAGGGGATTTGCGGGCTAGTTGGCCTGCTGGCGCTTACTCTTCAAGTATTGGATCGTATCGATTTATTGTCAGGATTCTGAAAGGTTCATCCGGCTTATATTTCAGCACAGTTTGCGACAATGTGGCTGGATCGGCGGGAATCTATCCAACTGGAACAAATGCTAAATCAGGTTTTATTTTCTGCCCGTTTACGCTTGGCACTAGCGCTATAAGTGTCGGTAATATGGTTAAAGGTAAAACATCAGGCGCTGTTGCGCGCGTCGATTTTGTGGAATTGCGAGTAAGTACCTGGGGAGGTACAGGAAAAGGCGTGCTGATTTTGCGCGAGATAAAGGGACAGAATTTTACGTTTACAAATGGTGAAATTCTGCAAGTATCATCAAATAATGGCGTCAATTTTACAGATTCCTGTACTGTTGCAGAATTTTGGTCTGGTCAAGAAAGTCGCAATTTGTCTAATCCAGAGGATAAATATAGGCTGAACAATACCGTTGGTGGAAGCGTTCCTCTCGGTGTACCTTTGCAATTTAAATTTAGAGTGGTGGAACCTATTGGCGGAAGAACAGATATAGTAAACGGTATAACTCAGGGCGTAATGACAAATCTAGCGACCGGTGAAAAATTAACTTTGTGCAATTTCATAGGTGGCATTCAAGCAGGTTCACAAGATGATCCTATCGTGCGATTCTTGCCTATTGAGCCGTATACCAGCATCAACAATGGAAGTTTACCGGTAAACATTGCGCACAGAATCACTGATTTAGAGTTTTATTCTGACTATGAAATAGAAATGCCATAGCAATCTTTTAGCACAAGAGGAGATTTTATGAGTCCATTACAAATAAAACTGGCTATTTATGCACTAATGGCGATTATTGTCGTTGGTGCTTACTTTGGTTGGGCGTATCACCAGCAGCAAATTGGCTATGAGAAAGCGGCCAAGGAAGTGGCGTTACGCGATTCCGACACAGCAAGACAAAGTGCCGAACTGATGGCTACCGAAAAAGCCAAGGTTGAACAATCAAACAAAGAACAGACAGCGAGGTTACAAGATGCGATCACAATATATGCGACACGGACTAACGATCTTAATGACGATATCGATAATCTTACTAAGCGGCTGCGAAACAATCGCCCCGCAGCAAGTTGCAATCAAAACGCCGTGCCCGGAAGAAGTGACGATAACGTCGAGGGAGAAAGACGAAATAATGAAGCAGATACAGATATTGCGCGCGCGGCAATAAGACTGGCGAATCTCTGCGAGTTGCACATCAATAAATTGCAGGTGGTAAAGTAAATGAATAGTGACTTGATCGACCTCATAGAGAGCCTGTCCACAAGCGATCCTAACGCCCTCAGTGCTAACGATATCGATAACATCCGATGGTTTATAAAGTCGGATGGATGTAGTAAGGTTCCGGATATATTTGTGGAAGAGTGCATCAAGCATGATTTCTATTACCGTACTCACCACGACTTTTCCGGACGGTTAATTCGCAAACAAGACGCCGATCTCAGATTTAGAAGAGGTATCCAAAATAAATCCAAGTTCGGCATTTTGTCATTACTTTCATGGTGGCGGTGGCTTGGTGTCGTTCTGTTCGCCCATGCTGCGTGGAATTCAAAGCGGTGTTTCCGGTAATTCTTTACGCCCCTCGTAGGCTTTTTCTGCTTGTTTCCAGTTAGCTTCCTCCCCCGGAGGTAGCAGATTACGTTTACAGTATTCCATCATCCAGTGCCACTTACCTTCTGTCCACTTTCCGCATTGCTGGTTCATTTGTTCAGCTCCTTTCATTTTTCTTGTGAGATATTCACTTTATATCCTCATCATCCGGCGGCATCGCATCGGCACAGTTAGTCCAGGTTATTTTTTGGCATGTTTTAATCTTCCATTGATTCGCATGGTTTCTGCATTCTTTTTCGTGTGGCTTCATTATTCAATGCAACTAACCCGCACCCTGAACAATAAACCCAACTGCAAACCTTCTTCGAGAACGAATGCGATGTAGTCTTGAAGCTTTTACGCTTTGCTTCATATACCTGCCGTTTTGTTGCGCCACTCATACTTCCTCCTTAAACTCAGTGAATGAATATACTCTGCGCCCGGTATGTTCCAGTCTGGTGTAGTTGTTGGTGGATTATCAAGCCACCATTCCCTGCAATCCTCTACTTTAGCTGATGTTAATCTGCACTTTATTCTCACCCAAACCGGCTGACCAGTACGTGCCCATTGGCCAAAGCTGCGTGGCGTAGGCGCGAGGCGTTGCGGTTTTAGACAGAACTATTCGCTTTGTGTTCTCTTAGCGCATCTTCAATAATTTGCGCTTTTGGTTTTATTGCGGAGGCGTGGTCAAGGTACTCAACAACATCTTGT